GCGAAGTTTCAGGGTCCACACAGGGACCGAGTTCGGTCGCGGAAACAGAAGCCGACAAAGAATGCCGACAAACGTCCCGTCTTATTTACCAATACCCGGCCTTATATAGATGAGCCGATGCCTCGAAGATTAGTGGTGCTCCTCAAAAAGAGTGGCCACCATCGTAACAGAATAGAAAAAGAGTATATATATTTGCAGTGGAGCGCACTTCATAGCGCGTTAACGCTTGCACTTCCGTCGTGTTGTAAGGGGATTAACCTAAACCACCTCGCAGGACTTGCCGCCTGGAGGGGATTATGGCTTCTCGCCGAACTCTACATGCTTACCGCCTTTACAGGAGGGCCCTACGCCGTGGCCAAGATGTTAAAGCAGTTTGCAACGGAAGCACAGGCGCACGCTTGCGGGGCGCCAGCACGTAGTCAGAAAGTCGGTTATGCGCCGAGATTCATCAAGTTCTTGCGCGGGTCCATCGTTTCCGAGTGGACCAGAGAAAATGCATGGACTTTCTCAAACCTTGGACGTTCGATCCCTCCTCCCCCCGCGGGGAGTGGTTATGAGGAAAAGAGTATCCAAGACTGGAGGAAAAGGCTTTGGTCTAAACCTCCCCCCCAGAGCGAGTCCAGACAAGCTCTCCTGCAGAGTCTTTATGAATTCACCCGTAAGCGAATTCGAAACTGTGCAGAACGCGCGAGTCACGCCCCAGGTCTTGTCGGTGGCCTAGGGCTTGCAGCATTGAAGCTGAACGTGAGTGCGTGCTTAGAAGTGCCGAAGGGAGTCGGTGGAACCTACGCGTACTTTCGGCAGATGTCTGCCTTGGCTCTTGGCCCGCCCCAGTCCGTTCGTGTGCCGAAGCACCGGCAGACGGAACACGGATGGGACCGAGAGGACCAGAGGAGTTTCGCATTCACACCACCAATGCGAGAACACCTCCCCCAACCTCCATCCTTCGAGAAATATCCTGCATTCGCCACAGAAAAGTTTCCAAAAGGACAGTGGAAGGGGAGCGGACCTCCAACCGCGTCAGGATGGATGAAGGTCTTTGGCTCAAGGACAGTGGACGATCCCCTATTCTCAAGGGACATGCCACCTCAGGTACGCGCGGAACTGCTGCCCGCCTTTGCGCAAGGCGCGGCTGAAGAGGAAGCACGAGAATGGATCCGGGATACCGTAAACGGCAAACCGAAACCACTCCCAATGCGACCTCTTCTCCTCCCAGAAAGAGGAAACAAGTTCCGGTTAGCAACCATATCAAAAGCTTGGACCGTTGTAACGGGCCAGCGAATAAATGGGTTGCTACTTAGGCTCCTTCGACACGCTCCGATGGCCAGCCATAGCCTTAGCGGTACAACCGCCCCTCCAAAAGGATTGAAGAGGGGTTGCGCCAGATTTGGAAGACGGAAGGACTTCGTCCTTACGTCCGCCGACCTCACAGCTGCCTCAGACTTCATCCCACACGATGTGGCGCGGATTATTTGGGATGGAATATGTGACGAGCTGAGTGACACAATCCCTCCACTCTACCGAGAAATTGGTAACCTCCTTATAGGGGAGATGACCGAGATCTCGAAGAGCGGAGAGACCGGACCGGCAACATCAATGGGGATCCTGATGGGACTTCCATTAACATGGCCGATCCTGTCACTAGTCAACTGGTTCGCTGCAGTGCAGGCTGGACCGTTTGCAGAGAGGGTCTCCGCCGTCTGTGGAGACGACTTCGTTGCGGC